AGTTTTCTGACACAAAAGCAGCCCGCATGCCCGCATTTTTTGAACATGCAAACACAAACCTACCCCAGTACGCTTAACTTTCATTCAGAAAAGTTAGAGAAACTGGTAGAAGACTTAGAAGCCAAGTTCGCTTGGTATCCAATCCACCCCAAGGAGGACTTAGCCTCCATCATGTACCGTTCTGGACAACAGGATGTGATACAGTATATAAAATCTATCGTAGAAGAAATCTAATGTGTGTATTTAATAGAAGACCAGCTACACCAGTTTCTACACCACAACCTATACAGCCTAGACAACCTGACTTAGTAGCAGCTTCTCAACTGCCTAGTAAGAAGGAGTTAATTGATCCAGAAGATGTAGCCGGTGTGGAATATGGAACAGCAACTAAAAAAGAAACCGACACTCGTGGAGCTGCGGCAAGAGTAGGAACAGATGCTCTTAAAATTAACGTTAATACTGGGACTACTGGAAGTGGAACTGGAGGAATAAATGTATAAGGCAAGGGAAAGATACAACAAGCTAACATCAAATAGAACTCAGTTTCTTGATACAGCTGTAGAATGTTCTGAACTTACCTTACCTTATCTAGTTACACAAGACGACAATTACAAAGGCAAGCGTACACTACTGCAACCATTCCAATCCGTTGGAGCTAAGGCAGTAGTCACGTTGTCAGCAAAGCTTATGTTAGCTATGCTACCACCACAGACAGCCTTCTTCAAACTACAAGTCAGGGATGACAAGCTAGGAGAAGAGATGGACCCGGCTATGCGTAGTGAGTTAGACTTATCTTTCTCTAAATTAGAGAGGATAATTATGGACTACATTGCTGCGTCTAGTGACAGAGTTGTAGTACATCAAGCCATGAAACACCTTATAGTTTCTGGTAATGCTCTTATATTTATGGGCAAAGATGGATTAAAACACTACCCACTCAATAGATACGTTGTCGACAGAGATGGTAACGGTAATGTCATAGAGATAATTACTAAAGAATTAATTAGCAGAAAAGTATTAGGTCTAGAGTTGCCTAAGCCGCCCGAAGCAGGGCCGAATGATCAGTCAGACTCTTATGAAGACGACGCTGAGGTGTACACCTGTGTCAAGATGGATGAAGGTAGCGGACGCTGGATCTGGCATCAAGAAGTAGATGGAAACATTCTTCCTGACAGCCGTAGCACAGCACCTAAAAACGCTTCACCATGGTTAGTTCTTCGTTTCAATACAGTCGATGGTGAGGACTATGGACGTGGCAGAGTAGAGGAGTTTATCGGAGACCTAAGAAGTCTCGATGGATTGTCCCAAGCATTGGTAGAAGGAGCAAGCGTAGCTAGTAAAGTAGTATTTCTTGTGTCACCTTCATCCACAACTAAACCACAAACCCTATCACAAGCTGGAAACGGTGCTATCATACAGGGTAGACCAGAAGATGTAGGAGTCGTGCAAGTCGGTAAGACAGCAGACTTTGCTACAGCTGCACAGCTAGCAGCAGCAATAGAAAAAAGAATACTCGAAGCTTTCTTAGTTATGAATGTAAGAAATGCAGAGAGAGTTACAGCTGAAGAGGTAAGACTTACACAGCTGGAGCTAGAACAATCCCTTGGCGGACTATTCAGCTTACTAACGGTAGAATTTTTAGTACCTTATCTCAACAGAACTCTGTTAATACTACAGCGTAACAAGGAGATACCTAGACTACCTAAAGATATTGTACGTCCTAAGATCGTAGCTGGTGTAAATGCACTTGGCCGGGGTCAGGACAGAGAAGCGTTAACTACATTTATAGCTACAATAGCTCAGACACTGGGAGCTGAAGCATTGTTTAAGTTTGTAGATCCTACTGAAGCTATCAAGAGATTGGCAGCAGCACAAGGTATTGACGTATTAAATCTAATTAAAACACCAGAACAAATAATGCAAGATAAGCAGATGCAACAAGCACAAGCTGCACAGCAATCACTCGTTGAACAAACAGGACAGATTGCAGGCACACCGCTTATGGATCCTGAGAAGAATCCTGAGCTAGCAGAGCAGGCATCAGCAGCTATCAATGCACTATCACAACAACCACCAGAACAGTAATGGCAGAAACTAACACATTTACAGTAGATACTACAGTACCAACAGAGACTCTTACTGACAATCTTACACCTGACGAACAGGATTCCCTAAAAGTTGGTGAAGAGATTGTTGAAAAACAAGAACAACTGTTAGCTGGTAAGTATAAAGATGCACAAGAGCTAGAGAAAGCATACGTAGAACTACAGAAAAAGTTAGGAGATCAGGAAAGCGAACCTGAGCAAACCACTACAGAAGAAACAACAGAGGAGCCTAGTCTTAGTGACGGGGCTACTCTTATTACTTCTGCAAGTGATGAGTTTAATAATGATGGTAAGCTGTCACCTGAGACTATCGAAAAGTTTAGCTCTATGTCTAGCAAAGATTTACTAGACGCATACATGGAGGTACAAAATTCTCCACAGTATAAAGATCAACTTAGCTCACAACCAGTAGCAGAGTTATCTGAATCAGACATTAATCAGGTACAGAACTCAGTAGGTGGTGAAGCACAGTATAAAAATATAATAGACTGGGCATCTACCAATTTAGATCCACAGTCAAGTGCTGCCTTTGATGATATAGTTAACAGAGGTTCACTTGATGCCATTAAGTTTGCAGTAGCTGGACTTAAGTCACAGTACGAAGCAGCTAATGGGTATGAAGGTAAGATGTTAACAGGTAAAACAGCCCCTGATAGAGGAGATGTATTTCGTAGCCAAGCTGAATTAGTAGCAGCTATGAATGACAGGAGGTATGATAGCGACCCTGCCTACAGGCAAGATGTTATCGACAAACTTGACAGATCAGACTTGGACTTTTAATTATGCCTAAAGGAAAAGGAACCTATGGTTCAAAGAAAGGAAGGCCACCAGCCGGTAAGAAAAAAGCTAAGGGGATTATCTCCCCAAAGCTCGCAAAGCTGCCACCAAAAGTTGCGGCTGCAATCATGAAAAATAAAAAGAAAAAGTAATGGCAGATCTTAATAAACCCCTTACTAGGGAAGAGCTGAAAAAGCTACAGAAAAAGCAAGGTAAGTCTTCACCATATAATGAAGGCAAGTCTCCCTTTAAGAAAGCTTCTCTTGATATTTTTCACAGTTCCAGCAGTCTTAATGGTGACGTAAACGATAACGCATAATGGCTGTTAAGAAAAAGAACGTCAGTCTTAAAATGGGCAAGCACAAGTCTCGCTCAGGCGGACTGACAGCAGCCGGTAGAAAGAAGTACAATGCTGCTACCGGCTCTAACCTCAAAGCACCGCAGCCCGGAGGTGGTGCACGTAAGCGTT